ACTTCAGGAGTTTACCACGCTCATCAGCAGTCCCCTTAAAGTTTGGGAGAACCATTTCGGCGCGCTTACGGAGTTCTTCACCCTCACGGGCTTTCTGCAACTCTTCTAGTTGTTTAAGGACGGGGGCAGGGATAGCCGACTTAGCTACAAACTCACCACCAACCTCAATCGTTTCTTCAGCAGGCTTGGCCTTCTCTACAGCTACAGCTTCGAGTTCTTCAACCTTACCTTTGAGGGTTTCGATTTCTTCCAAAAGCATCTTGTTCACTTCTTCGAAGGACTTTGCTTCTGCTTTCCACGATTTACGAGTGACAGGCTTCTTGTCGCCCTCTTCGTCCATCATTTCATCTTCCATCTCGTCGGCATCCATATCGTCCGACTTCATCTCTTCCTTGTAGCCTTTTTCAGTTGCTTCAAGGTCTACAGCAGTAATATCTTCCATGTGTTCCCCTTCAGGGCTGCGCTTGAAGATGGCTACCTTAGCGAGTGGGTCATCGCCCATATCGACCAAGGATACTTCCTCAAGTTCCAAGTTTACGAGTTCGGTGGGCATTACACCATCTCCTTCAATGCACGACCGCCAATACTGAAGGCCGAAAGTTTACCGCTTTTAACATCTTGCCACACTTGGTCATCGTAGACCTTGATAGCAATGATCCAGCCCTCACGGTCAGACTGAATACCCAGAGCCTTGGCTACATCATTAGTCAAAGGCATGGAGTGGATAACTTCACCGATACTTTCGCCAGAGTGCATCCTCTTGGCAGTACGCATGGAAAGCATAAAATTAGTGGCTGCTTTAGCCAGCAGTTCAGGTCTAATGAACTCGCCACTGTGATCAAGGCTAACTTCACCCTTTACTGTAGCTACATAAGCCCAGCCAAATGCGAGACGCTCTTCATCTAGTTGCTTGACAATTTGACCTTCGATCTGGACTTCAGACTTGGTAAGTTCCGTGACTGTGGTATCAGACTCCCATGCGCGACAAGCCCAATAACGAGCAGATGTCTTATCTGTAGCTGTGTCGCAAGAGTGACGAGAACGGAAGTTACTACGAGCATCAGGGTCATCACGGCGTATCTCCATATTCGGATCACCGAAAGTAACCTTCTTGACGCCATCACCACTCTTGACATACACTCCAAACTTCTTTCCTGACCCTTCAGGAAGTCGGAATGGTTTATCCAGCGTGACTTCTTTACCTTGGTGCATAGCCTTCTGTGTGGATTGTTTAGCTTGAGAGTAAGCACCTGCAAAGGCACGGCTCTCTGACATTCCATCTTGCTCCATCATGGAGTTAAAGACATTACGGAAGATAGATTGTTGGTGAGGGGAAAGTTTACTACGGACAGCTTTAGGAAGATCATCTGTTGAAGCATAAGGCATCTAAATCACCAAGTTGACAGAAGCACACGCTTCCATGTATTCGTAGCTACACAAACGTAGAAGTAACTTGTGTCGAAAGCAGTGTCACCCTTACGACCAGTCGAGGATGCAGTAGCGGGGGCAGCCTTAAAGGTATCTTCGATGAGAGGCCGAACAAAGAGTGTTCCGTTACTAGCAGCATTGACTACAGCAGCTACAGAGATAACGTTGTTAGGGGAATCTGGTTTTGTAGTAGTCAACCCACCAGAAACTGTCGTGCTTGCATAGAGGATTGCACCATCAGTATAGGCCGAAGTGTTGATGCCACGAACCTCACCAAAGTTTGCCACAAGTCCATCTGCACCATTGGCAATACTCTCAGAAGAGATACCCATAATGGTGTGGCTATCAACAGTATTGTTGGCGATAAATGGGGCTACAAGAAGGATACCACTATTACCAAGAGAACCAGCAAAGCGGCACACTGTCCCAGCAGCAATAGTAGAGCCAGTATTGTTTCGGACACGATAGTAAGTGTCCTGACCAACGTGCATAACAACGTTACCGCCATTTAGTCCTACAGCAAGGGTGTCGTAGGTAGCGTCCCAAGTCAGTTGACCCTCAGTAGGACTAGCGAGACCATTAGCAAGATCAAGGGCAATATAGTCAACAGACTTAAACAACTCTTCACGAGTGATCTTCTTCGTAGTCGCAGTAGAGGTGTCTACGATAGCAAGGACATCATTCTGTGCAGCATCAGCCCCCGTAAGGGCAGTCAAGGCACTAATCTTGGTGTTAGCCATTGGGGACAACCTCCGAGTTTACTTCTTGTGTGGCTTGCTGTAGTCTTTGCTCATAAGCACCCTTGTCAAAGTCAAGTTCTGCAATGTTCATCAGGTTCTCAACAAGTTCTGGGTGGTCTTTGACTTCAATCCCTGCACCATTGAGGTTACGAAGGAAGGAAGCGATTTCACGAAGGTCATGAGGGGCAACGTCCCCTGCAACCAACTTAGGCATAACATCCCAAGAGAGGCCATTGAGTTGCCAGATACGTTCTACGAGTTGCTTATTGAGAACATCTACAATATTATTGATATAGCTCTCAAGGCTACGAAGAAACAAGTCCGTCTTGGTTTTGGAGAGTGCATAAGAGCCACCACTAGAACCAAGCATCAGGAACTCAGCCATAAGGCTACGAGCAATATCGTGTTGGTAGCGTTTGACTACAGGATCAATGTCGATAGACCGAGAGCCATTGGCAGTGATTAGTTCAATGTCCATAAGACGTTGATTGGTAGGCTTACCGTCTGCATCTACATAAAGGTCAGATGGCAGGAGGGCATAACCTTGATCATTATTCTTTAGGTCACGAAGGATACGTTCAAACTGTGACCTTAGATTGGTTTGGTCTGCTGAAGCATCTGAACTCAAATACTCCGCAGGCATACGGCCAATAGGCACACCATGAAGTTCTCGTTCAATAGCCACGGCTTCATAGTTCTGAATCTTGTTGAGGTAAGTATAGCTGACATAAGCATTCCTAAGAACTGAACGACCAGAGGGATCATTATTCAAACTTGTAGTTCTATAGTAAACAGACTTTTCAACAGGGATCATTACGGGGAGTTTACCCCAAGTGGCTTCTTGGTACATACCCAAGACTTCACCAGTGGATTGGTTGATTTCAAAACGTTCAACAGTCCAAGGAGCACGAATGGCAATCTTCTTGACACCAATACGACCATCGTTGAACTTGGAGTTCTTCTTGGGGCTACGGAAGTCACCCTCACGACGCTTGTAGATAACTTCGAACCAACCAAACCCATAGGTCAAGTAAGACAGTGCTTCCGAGATGTGATCGTCAAGGCTTTCATCCATGTCGTCCAACACAGATTTAAGGAAGTCAGCTTCACGTTTTGCTTCTTCACTATCGTCAGCAGGCTTGATTTTTATTTCTACATCTCGTAGGGTCTGCTCTACAGCGTACATTACAGAGCCAACAATCGCATTATTGTCGCGCATCTCTTTGTACTTCTGGATGGCTTTCTTACCCTTAAGTTCTTGTAGGAACTCGTCAGCCCTGATGTCCCCGGTGTAAGTATTACGACCCGACACACCAAGCGTCATTTTAGCAGATGTTTCGGACAACTTATTCATAGGAGATCACTCTTCCGTAGTTTCTGTTTATTCTTGTTCAACTACAGATAACCCCATAGCTACAAGAGCGGATAGGCCATCCATACCACCGATAGCAGTCAAGGCTGTAGGAGATGCGCTGAGAGCCTCTGTGCTGAACGCTAGGGCAGCTTGAGCACGTCCTGCGGCTACCATGTCGATAATCTCATCAGTGTCCCACAGAGGGCGCTGTAGGGGCGACTGTGCGAAGATGATCCACTCGTCTCTGGCTTCAAAGGAGGCTGCTGCATAGAGGTTGCCTTGAGCGTCCACCCAGTTCAGGCCAACATAGGTTTCACCATCAGCCTCAGAGAATCCAAGGCACATGGCATACTGGTTCGCATCAGAGACAAGGAGTTCGGGTGCTGCTGCTGTAATTCTCATTTCGAAACCTCGTAAAAGTTGTGCTCTACGGACCCCTTGAACAAGCCACTCATCTTGGCCTCATTCGGATAGCCCACGCCTTCATGCCAAGGGCCGCTACCGTAGACCTGAAACTTTACCTTGTAGGTTCCGTCAGAGTTCTTGCTGACAACCTCGCAGTTATCCATGTCCGAAGGGAAGCCAACGATCCATTTCGCTTTTTCTCCTGTCAAAAACTCTAGATCGTTACTCATCAAAACGCCCCAGTTTTCTGATTAACAAAAGTCTCAGTGGAGGTGATAGTCCCAGCGTCTAGGTTGGCCCCGAAGCGAACGATCATGCTGTAGATTTGACCGTTGAAGGGTAGAGTCGTTCCAGCACGACGACCGATGTATAGGGGGTAGGCGAGGAAGTTGCCTGTGCCTTGGTCGGTTGTGTCTTGATCTTGCTGCGTACCATTAGCACGAATACTTGTGCTATCTCCTGCAATATCTCCAACCCCAGTAACTACTCTGGTTGTCGGTGCTGCAAAGGTTGCAACCGCATCTGTTAGCGTTGTACCTTTGCTCTCAAATCCAAATGTCGCACTTGCAGCATTCGGCGCAGTCAAATGGAATGACCCATTGTTTGATGCGATGGTGGCGCTATGCTCGACAATTGTTCCACGCGCAGCATCCGACAGCTTCCGCACCCCAACAAACACCTGCGCCTTATCAACACCCGGCGTGATCGTAGGTGTCACGAGGAAGTTAGCTACACCATCAAAGAATAGATACGACAGGGACTGCACCCCGGATTCGGTCACGTCATACTGTGTGGTGACGCGCTGATAGGCTGTGGCGGTGGAGCCTAGTTCTAGTTGCGCTAAGGTAACGCTACCTACAACCGTTAGCGTCAGGCTTGCTGCTGTAGGGGTGAATGTCAGGCTTACCCGATTGCTCGCACCAGTACCCACAAGAGGGCCTGCTATGGATGCCCCAGTGAGAGTTACAGTACCTGTACCAGTGAATGCCAAAGTATGCGCTACAGCAGCCACTGTGAGGCTCTGGGTTGCCATCGTATCCGTTGCCAGAAGCAAATTCCTCCGACCACCCAGAGGCACGATACCATAGGTAGGACGAGAAGCAGTAGTGGCTTGGGTGGCGTGGAAGCCGGAGAGTTCGCGGACGGAGATGTTGTCGATGGAAGCATTGGGTGATCCAGTGCTTAAAAAACGCGGTGCAGTTGTAGCTCCAACACTGATTTCGATGCCGCGATATGTGCCGTTCCCGGTGGCCCCAAACACTACCCCGCTGCGCCCAAAGCCAAAGTTTACCGTCCCGCTTGTATAGTTAGAAACGGTAAATTCCCATTGGTACGCCTTGCCGATTACGACAGTGGTTGCTGTTGTTACGTTGCTGACCGGGGTCGCCAGAACCAGCTTACCGCCAGATACACTACTACCTGAAGGCAGCGTCCACCCTGTTGTGCTGTCTCCGTCAAAAGTCCCATTTACTAATACCTCACTTCCAAGCGCCAGCCCCTTGGACTTATCCAGCAACAGAGCCACAATCTGACCCGGAGTGGTTACAGGGGTAGTTCCTGCGGTGTCGGTGAACATGGTAGTCAAGTCAGAGGGGTCGTACCAGACGCCGGGTTCGGAGGCAGCGAACAGGGACAAGGGAGAGAAACTTGCAGTACGAGTACCAGAAAGGAGTTGCCCTCTAAGGGACACAGGAAGAGCAATAGAGGGCATATTAAACTTCCTTAAAGTTTATCATAGCTGGACACAGCGAGTTAAGTTAGATAACCAGAGAGTGAATACCAGTAGCAGTAGTACCAGTTGCTTTGATCCGAGTAACACCCGCACAAGTCACATAGAAGTTAGACGGGTATCTCTTTGGTTCAAATGGCACATCGCTTCAAGCGGCTTCTCTTGGTGGATACCCCCCACCAGTCACCAATGTACTAACGGGACTTGGGGATATTAGTGGAGACACTGCAACTCTCCGAATTAACGGCACTCAGGTGGCGCAAAACACTGGCAACCAAGGCACAGGCAACTTCCTAGCCTACCCCCTCTACATCGGTCGCCGTGGTGGAACAACTCTACCCTTCAATGGACAAATCTACAACATGATCGTCCGCTTCGGGGCTAACCTAGACGCTGGGACTATCACCTCCACTGAGACTTTTGTTAATGAAAAGACTGGAGCCTACTGATGCGGATTACATGCTCTTGTCCTGAACTCCTTATCCCTGATGCCAACCAGTATGCCATGTGCCTTGGGTTCTCTGAAGCTGATGGTGAAACCTACCGTGGACTGAACTGGGTAGATGCCCAAGGCAACCTCTATGCAGCAGCCTCCTTTGATGCCAGAGACGAGTGGATCATCTTCGCTCAGGCACCCCTACAGCGCCCTCTGTGGGATACTGCTGAAGTGATCGACATGGTAGCCGCAGAACGTGCTCAAGCTGCTCTAGCGTTCAGCACAGAGGCTCTCAGCGCATCTCCTACAACCCTAACTGCTATCGGTGGTATGGATGGCCTATCCGCTCTTGTAGCTATGGGGTTGTCTGTAGTTGAACAAGAATAAACAGAAACTACGGAAGAGTGATCTCCTATGAATAAGTTGTCCGAAACATCTGCTAAAATGACGCTTGGTGTGTCGGGTAAGAACACCTATAATGGAGAGATCAGGGCTGACGAGTTCCTACAAGAACTTAAGGGTAAGAAAGCCATCCAGAAGTACAAAGAGATGCGCGACAATAATGCGATTGTTGGCTCTGTCATGTACGCTGTAGAGCAAACCCTACGAGATGTAGAAATCAAAATCAAGCCTGCTGACGATAGTGAAGAAGCAAAACGTGAAGCCGACTTCCTTAAATCTGTTCTGGATGACATGGATGAAAGCCTCGACGATCACATCTCGGAAGCACTGTCTTACTTGACTTATGGTTTTGGTTGGTTTGAGGTTATCTACAAACGTCGTGAAGGGGACTTCCGTAGCCCCAAGAAGAACTCCAAGTTCAACGACGGTCGTATTGGTGTAAAGAAGATTGCCATTCGTGCCCCTTGGACTGTTGAACGCTTTGAAATCAACCAATCCACTGGTGAAGTCTTGGGTATGTACCAAGATGCTGTCTGGGGTAAACTCTCCGTAATGATCCCTGTTGAAAAGTCTGTTTACTATAGAACTACAAGTTTGAATAATGATCCTTCTGGTCGTTCAGTTCTTAGGAATGCTTATGTCAGCTATACTTACCTCAACAAGATTCAGAATTATGAAGCCGTGGCTATCGAACGAGAACTTCATGGTGTCCCTATTGGCCGTATGCCTGCGGAGTATTTGAGTTCAGATGCTTCAGCAGACCAAACCAATCTAAGGTCACAGTTTGAACGTATCCTTCGTGACCTGAAGAACAATGATCAAGGTTATGCCCTTCTGCCATCTGACCTTTATGTAGATGCAGATGGTAAGCCTACCAACCAACGCCTTATGGACATTGAACTTATCACTGCCAATGGCTCTCGGTCTATCGACATTGATCCTGTAGTCAAACGCTACCAACACGATATTGCCCGTAGTCTCATGGCTGAGTTCCTGATGCTTGGTTCTAGTGGTGGTTCTTATGCCCTCTCCAAGACCAAGACGGACTTGTTTCTTCGTAGCCTTGAGAGTTACATCAATAATATTGTAGATGTCCTCAATAAGCAACTCGTAGAGCGTATCTGGCAACTCAATGGCCTCTCTTGGGATGTTATGCCTAAGTTGGTTGCAGGGGACGTTGCCGCACATGACCTGAGAGAAATTGCTTCATTCCTTCGTAACCTTAATGGTGCAGGGATTGAAGTCAAAGACCATCCAGAACTTGTTGAGAACCTGATGAACATTGCAGAACTTGACTTTGACAAGGGTGCATATGAGCAAAGACTACAGCAAGCCACACAAGAAGTAAACCCGGAGGCTGTACCAAATGGCTGATTGGGGACAATATATTTTCAGAGATGGTTATTTTGCTATTGCTCAAGGTAAAGTTGGTGGTCGTTCTCTAGTCCACATCACAGGGTATAACCCTGATGTAGATATTGCAGCGAGCGAGACTGTTTGGTCTTCTGGTGGTTTATACCCTTGGTCAGTCTGGGACACTACTCGTACACTTACAGTAGTTTCTACATCTGCTCTAGACCAAGGTTCTGTAATTGTCTCTGGTCTAGATGCAAACTTTCGACCTATCACAGAAGAAATTAACTGTGCAGGACTAACCCCAACCACAGGGACACTCCAGTTCAAGCGTTTGTTTACCTCAGTCTATAAGAATGGTGCAACAAACAATGCCGGACATATCACTATTTCAGCTAATGGAAACACGGTTGGTTTCATTGACATTGGAGTTGGACAAGCTCTAAACGGTATCTACACCGTACCTGCTGGTTGTACAGCATATATGCTGGCAGGAGACTTTAGTGTTCCAAAAGGCAAAGATGCTCAAGTTCAGTTCTTTATTAGACCTTTTGAAGATAGCTTTCGTATTGTCCATATCGCGGAGGCTTTTGAAGCTACATATCGCTATGACTACACTGTACCTGTAAAACTTACAGAGAAGACAGATTTAGATGTTAGAGCAGCACTTGTAGAGACAAACAACACTCGTATATCTATAAACTTCTCCATGATTTTGGTTGAAAACAATGCCCTATAATAGCGTCGATGAACTACCTAAATCTGTTCGTAGTAAACTCTCTGCTCACCAACAATCAATCTTCCGTAATGTCTTTAACTCCATGATGGAACAAGAGGGTATGTCTGAGAGTAGAGCCTTTGCAGGTGCCTATTCCCAAGCTAAACAAGCTGTACAGAAGGCTATGCACCAAGGTAAAGAAGTCACTCTGGATAAACCCTTCCGCCTCCCTGAAGGATCAGGTAAGAAGTTCGGTGTGTACGTCAAGAGTGGTGACAAGGTAAAGAAGGTTACTTTCGGTGATCCTAATATGGAAATCCGTAGAGATGATCCTGATGCCCGTAGTAACTTCCGTTCTAGGATGTCTTGCGACACGGCTACAGATAAGACCTCTGCTCGTTATTGGTCGTGCCGAATGTGGTCAGATGAACCTGTCTCAGAGATGACTAAGGAAGTCCAGATCGAAGGTCAAATTGTCAAGCAACTAGATGAAGAGCGTCTCGCATTTGGCTGGGCTTATGTAGCTACAGTAAAGGGTGAAGTTAGCCTTGACCACAGTGGTGAGTTCATTAGACCCGAACTACTGGCTAAAGCAGCCACTAATTTTATGCTCTCCATGCGTACCGCCAAGAGAATGCACTCTGGTGAAAGTATTGGTGAAGTAATCCACTCCATGCCTTTGACTAATGATGTAGCTAAGGCTCTGGGTATTCAGTCTGACCGTGAGGGCTGGATCATTGCTATCAAGGTCTACGATGACCAAGTGTGGCAAGATGTTAAAAGCGGTAAACTTTCGGCCTTCAGTATTGGTGGTCGTGCATTGAAGGAGATGGTGTAATGCCCACCGAACTCGTAAACTTGGAACTTGAGGAAGTGTCCTTGGTCGATATGGGCGATGACCCACTCGCTAAGGTAGCCATCTTCAAGCGCAGCCCTGAAGGGGAACACATGGAAGATATTACTGCTGTAGACCTTGAAGCAACTGAAAAAGGCTACAAGGAAGAGATGAAGTCGGACGATATGGATGCCGACGAGATGGAAGATGAAATGATGGACGAAGAGGGCGACAAGAAGCCTGTCACTCGTAAATCGTGGAAAGCAGAAGCAAAGTCCTTCGAAGAAGTGAACAAGATGCTTTTGGAAGAAATCGAAACCCTCAAAGGTAAGGTTGAAGAACTCGAAGCTGTAGCTATTGAGAAGGCCAAGCCTGCTGAAGAAACGATTGAGGTTGGTGGCGAGTTTGTAGCTAAGTCGGCTATCCCTGCCCCTGTCCTTAAACAACTAGAAGAGTTGCAGAAAGCCCGTGAGGGTGAAGAACTCCGTAAGCGCTCCGAAATGGTTCTCCCAAACTTTAAGGGGACTGCTGATGAGCGTGGTAAACTCCTGAAGT